GGTGTTTGGACGTGGGTTCGACTCCCACCGGCTCCATTATTCTTTTGCATTCTTTTGCATTCCTTTCTAAAACGTTGTAATTACAGCGTTTTTTATTTTGTTCTTTGGTATTCCTTGGTATTCCTTTTTAAAAAAGGGAGTTACAAAAGGAGTCACAAAAAGGAGGCAAGCCTCCTTAAAAATCTATATATTTCGCAAAGCGTTCACCGATGTCGTCCTTTGCTTGTGTTGTAATATGGGTATATACATTCATTGTTGTTTTTAAATCAGAATGTCCGAGTCGATATTGAACTTGTTTTAAAGTCATTCCAGCTTCAAAGCAAAGACTTGCGTGAGTATGTCTGAAGCCGTGAATTTTAATCGGTCTTAGCTTGCTATCTTTTAAAATCCCAAGTAACCACTTTCGTGGTAAAGTGCTTGGAATTGGTTTTTTGAATTCATTCTCAAAAATGTATCTTGTATTTGGATTTTTCTTTCTCCATTTTTTTAAGATATTTTGGGTAGTCTGATCTAAACTAATCAATCGATTGCTGCTTACTGTTTTAGTAGCGCCTATTTCTTCGCCCGCAAACCCCCTTGTGATAGCCTTGTTTATATCCAGGGTGTTATCGTTCCAATCTTTCCATTCAAGGGCTAAAATCTCCCCTTTTCGCGCTCCAGTAAAGGCTAGAAGACGAAAGAGAACTAACTTTTCTAAATCCTTAGTCTTAGTAACTAGTTTCATGAATTTTTTTAATTCATCCTTGTTATAAAAGTCGCTCTTACTATCAACTTTCTTTCTAACAGTCGTCACTACACTATCGACTGGATTCGTTTCAATATAACCATGTCTGATCGCGTATTTGAATATGTTATTCATTAAACCTTTCAGTTTACGTCCATAGACTAATTTTTTAGACCACTCATTGACTTGCTCTTGCATTTGAATAGCTGTTATCGTAGCAATATTTCTACTTCCAAAAGCGGGGTATATGTGGTTTTTGAAGTTCCTAGAAGTCTTTATATAGGTGCTATCTTGTACGGTATCAGCGTATTCTTCAAGCCATTTCTCCGAAATTTCTTCGACAGTTATCTCTTTTTTTGTTTGTTCTTCATTTTCGATATCATTTTGAAGTTGAAGTAGTGCTGCACGGGCTTTCCCTTTGGTTTCAAATCCTCGACGTGTAATGTAACGACTAGAACCATTTACCTTACCTATATAGGCTCGGAACATATAAGCAGTATTACCGTTTTTCTTTTTGTAAGATTTTATTTCCATTTAATTATCACCTCGTCGTCAAACTTTCAGACCTTGGGATTTTTTAATTAGTTATTTACTACTACTTTCATTGATTTTTTCAAGGCACCACTTTCTTTCGCAATAGTTGTATCATCTTCCACTTTCACATATAGCTTAGGAGAGTAAGTAGAACCCAAATCATAACCATTTTCTATTGCCCAATTTTTAAAAGTGCTTTCTTTAATTTGGTACAGATTGTCAGCAATTTGTTGAATTTCTACTTTGGAATAATATTTAGCTTCTTGAGGAAGATACAAGCTAAGGGAATTTTTTCCTACTGGTTTAGCAACAACTTGATAACCTGTATTTGCTAACTGATTATTGATTTCAGTAGTTAAATGTGTAGCAAATTGTGTATTAGACGCTTCTGTATATTCAGGGCCATCATTTTTTATTTCTTGGGTTGTACTTGTTTCACTAGTTTTTTCACTAGTTTTTTCTTCTTTTGTGTTTTTTGTACTTTCAGATGAAGTGGTAGTAGCAACTTGTGTTGTTATTGGTTGTGTATTTTCGGTTTTTGTTGTGTCTTCTTTGAAGAGAGTTCCAATGATTAAGCTAGAGCCTATCAGAACAGCGATTGAGATATTTCTATATTTTTTATTTGGGCTTTTTTTAATAAAATACCAAATGCCAAATGCTGAAGCTAAAAAAATTAACGTCAAAATATTCTTTAAAATTTCCATTTATTTTCTCCTTTTTCGCATTTTAAATGCGTAAATTAAATAACTAATGTAATAATGCCTGATATTCTTCTTTAACCATTACCTCGTCAGTAGTGGTTTTTAAGTTGTAGTATTCCATAAATTTTAGATAATTAAAATCTTCCGGACTTTCCAAACCGTCAAGCGCATCGGCTAGCAAATGATGAATCATATTCCGATTGGCTTCATTCTCGCACCTTATCAGCGCGTTTTGGTATTCTCTTTCAGTATGGTTGATATGACCTAATTCATGCAGTATGACTTGCTTTTGTTTTTCGGGTGCTAAGTCCTTACTCACAAACACGACTTTGATTTCGTCAATATAGATGCCGTTACGATTCCATAAGTCCTTATCGAAGTATTCAATCTTGACACCGTATTTTTGGCAAATGTCTTCAATGCTCATTTTCTATTTAGATATATTTCTATTATGTTTTGAATGGCTTCAATATCATCTTCATTTAACGGTTTACCGTCGAATGTTTTAGCATTTACAGCCATTTTTCGTAGATCGGATGAAGTAAATTCGGTTTCAGTTGGTTTTTCAATTCTCAAAATATCGTTAGTAGAAGTATTAAATACTTTTGCTAAAGCGATCAATTTCTTACCAGTAGGCAAATTGATGCCCCGTTCCCATTTTGAAATTGTGGTTTGGGATTTATAGCCTAACATACTAGCTAATTCCCCTTGTTCAATATTTCTTGCTTCCCTTAATTCTTTAATTCTTTGTCCTATTTCTAGGTATCTTTCCTTGCTAACCATGATTTTTTCTCCTTACGTTCTATAAGTCTATTATATAGAAGAAATGATTTTAAATCAAGTTAAACGATAAAAAAGATAAAAAAATATGAAAAAAAATCAAAAAAGTAGTTGACAAATGATTTTAAATCATATACAATAAACTCATAAATCAAATAAATGATTTTAAATCATAAAGAAAGGAGAGGTATATGAGTAAGCCAACGATCACAATCGCAGAGTTACGGGCAAGACACAACAAGATGACACAAGCACAACTTGCTGAACTTGTCGGAGTACGCCCCCAAACAATCAACGCTTGGGAAAAAGATATTTTTTCAATCAAGGCACAACACCTTTTGAAACTTTGCGAAATTTTAGGAACAACGGCAAGCGACCTTTTAGGCGTTTAATTTTTACAATTCATATGATTTAAAATCATATGAGAAAGGAGAAAACTAAATATTGGATAAAAATGTTATTTCAGTCAAGACATCAGAGCATGATGTGTTATTGACTGCACGAAAAAACCACCCTGCAGTTTTCGTCGATGGAATGTTTATCGACGGAGTAGAGAGAGTGGAATTTATCAATAATTTCGGAAACAAAGATTGTGAAGTGTTATTAACGTTTAACGACAGGATAGAAAACAATCCTTCCCCTTTAAATGAGGTCAGTCTATTAGAAAAGTTATTTGGTCAGACTTCAGACGGGCAATCCTTACGGGATATAGTTTTGCAAACTCTTGGAGATGGTAGTTAGTGTCTAAACCATCAAAGAAAGAGACATGCATACTAAAGCTTTCTTTACCATCTTTCTTGGCTCTTTCGTACTCTTTGCCAAGGACGATCAAAGAAGCTTCCAACTGATAATCACTCATGGCTTTACCTCCTTTCTGCTTACATTATAGCAGAAAGAGAATAAGAAAAAATAGAAAGGAGGGGCTATGAAAATAAAAAAATATGTTTAGGTGGTTTATTCATAAAATAAAAAAAGCACCAGACGAAAATCCGGCGCTTGCTTAAAAAATCTAACTTAATTATACCACAGAAAAGGAGGAAAGACCAGTGGCAATAGAACTCTTTGGCAACGAATGGAAAGAAGAACTATTCGAAGATTTAGTAAAACTTAATATTGAAGCTATAAAAGAAGCAAACAGAAGAATTTCAAAACAATTCAATATGGTTTCCATCAAAGAAGTTATGGAAGCTACAGGATGGGGAAGAAAAAGAATTGAAGATTTTAGAGATCAAGGGAAATTTAGCTATCAACAAAATGCAAAAGGCGGTAAATGCTTATACGACTTAGATGATGTATTAAGATTTCAACAGCAACTTATGAAGTAGGAGTTAACATGAAGCTATTAGATAAAATAACAAAATATTTCTTCGCGGAACAAAGATATGAAGAAAAAAACGTTGATTGGCGATTGGTGGCGTTAGACCTTAACCAACAACTTATCGAATCCGAAATGGAAAAGCAAGCACTTTATCAGCGAATCGCAGATCTTGAAAAATTATTGGAGGTATAAACAATGATAGAACCAAACATTACCGAGCAATTATTCGGAATTGTAATCATGCTTTTAGGAATATTCGTTCTTATGCTCTTTACAATGAAGCATGAAAGCAAAGAAATTGAAGTGACAGAAGAAGTTACAACGGACTTTTACGAAATTGCACGAATGAACCTAAAAAAATCTGACAAGCAATTTACTTATGACGTTGAACCTCCTATTGGTTTGGAATAGAAAGGGTACTAAAAGATGGAAAAAGGAATTCAAGAAATACGTTACCCACGGGTACGTTTACCAAAAGAGATATATGATCGCGTAGCTGATATTGCTAACGAGTGTGACATGAAGATGAGTGATGTTATTGCTCAATTAACGGAATTTGCTTTTAAGCACATTGAAATTAAAGAGGAACAAATCCTAGTCAAGAAACTATATATTGGAGACTAAAAGATGGTAACAATCAATAAACTTGAAATTGAAAACGTCAAACGCGTTAAAGCGGTCAAGATTGAACCTTCAGCAAAAGGTTTGACAATCGTCGGTGGTAACAATAATCAAGGCAAAACAAGCGTATTAGACGCGATAGCGTGGGCGCTAGGCGGTAACAAGTACAAGCCGTCACAACCACAACGCGAAGGAAGCACTATCCCGCCAAGCCTGAAAATCACGTTATCGAATGGCCTTATCGTTGAACGCAAGGGCAAAAATAGTGATCTAAAAGTGATTGATCCAAGCGGAAACAAGGCCGGTCAGAAATTACTTGATAGTTTCGTGGAAGAATTGGCGCTTGACCTTCCGAAGTTTATGGAAATGAACGACAAGGAGAAGGCTACAACCTTATTACAAATTATCGGGGTAGGCGATCAATTAGTTCAGCTTGAAATGGAAGAAAAAGCCAAGTATCAAGAGCGTCATGCTATCGGAGTGATTGCAGACCAAAAAGAAAAGTTCGCGAAAGAACAGCCGTATTATCCAGACGCACCGAAAGAGCTCGTTTCGATTGCAGAATTGATTCAGCAGCAACAAGAAATTTTAGGACGCAATGGTGAAAACGCCCGTAAACGTCAAAATTTAGACGTTATCGAAAACGATCATAATTTCGCTCTTGCAAACGTCCAACGATTGGAAAAAGAGCTTGAAGAAGCAAGAGCGAAAGAGCAAGCACTAGCGCAAGACCTTGATATTGCACGAAAAGACGTTTCCGTTTTAGTGGACGAATCCACACAAGAAATTGAAGACAGTATCGCGAATATCGAGCAGATCAATCTCAAAGTTCGAGCGAATTTTGACAAAGACAAGGCAGAAGAAGACGCGAAAGTATATCGTGAACAATACCGCGAATTAGACCTTGTTATTGAAGGAATTCGTAAGCAAAAAACAGACTTACTCACGAACGCAGACTTGCCATTGCCGGGCTTATCCGTGGATGATGGCGAACTCTTGTATCTCGGTCAACGCTGGGACAATATGAGCGGTTCGCAACAATTACAAGTCGCGACGGCTATCGTTCGCAAATTGAAGCCTGATTGTGGGTTTGTCCTTATTGACAAGCTCGAGCAGATGGACCAGATCACACTCACGGAATTCGGTGCATGGCTTGAAAAAGAAGGCTTGCAAGCTATCGCGACAAGAGTTTCAACGGGCGGAGAGTGCTCAGTTATTATCGAAGACGGGTACAGTATTAAACCCGAGAGCTTTGAAAATGGGCTTCTAAACGGGGCAACAAATGGCGCACAAGAAACGGTCGCGTCAACTTGGCAAAATGGCTTTTAATAGAAAGAAGGAAAAATCATGAAAAAAACAGAAAAATTTATCGTATTGCGCAATAAACAAACCGGCGACTATATCCAAAATTACAAAAACAACGAGGGCGCGTTTACATTTTCGGCAGAATTAACAAGTGAAATTCAAGACGCTGCAACTAATCTGATTGAATCAATCGAGGTCATCGAAAATGACGGTCAAAACCTAAAAGCGCTTGCCCAAGGATTGGGGTGTGAGATCTTGGTCGTGGAGGCTGAATACACACTCAAGACCCTCGACGGAGAAGAACCGAAAGACCTCACGGAAGAGATCGAAAAGGCGAAACGCAAACATTTTGAAAACCTTCTTCGTGGGCTTTTAGCAGAAAACGACGACCAGGAGGACTAAAAAATGCAAATTACAAGAGGAAGGAAGGCGCGGGCTCAAAAAGTCGTTATCTATGGCCCTGAAGGAATCGGAAAGTCAACTTTTGCAGCACAATTTCCGGAGCCGGTATTCATTGATACGGAAGGCTCGACTGATAATATGGACGTGGCTCGTATGGATAAACCGACAAGCTGGGCCATGCTAAAGAATGAGATTGCATTCATTAAAGCAAATTCAGACGCTTGCAAAACGCTAGTCATTGACACGATTGATTGGGCGGAGCAACTAGCTGTATCTTATGTTTGCTCACAGCACCAAAAGAACGGAATCGAAGATTTTGGATGGGGCAAGGGTTATACATACGTCCAAGAAGAAGTCGGGCGCTTATTGAATAGCTTGTCAGAGCTTGTGGATATTGGAATCAACGTCGTCTTAACTGCTCACGCTCAAATTAAAAAGTTCGAGCAACCGGACGAAATGGGAGCGTATGACCGATACGAATTAAAACTCGGACAAAAGACAAGCTCGAAAACAGCCCCGCTTGTCAAAGAGTGGGCGGATATGGTCCTATTCGCGAATTATAAGACGTTTATCATGACGACGGACGACGGCAAGAAAAAAGCGCAAGGCGGAGAGCGTGTTATTTATACCAATCATCGACCCGCTTGGGACGCGAAGAACCGTCACGGCTTACCGGATCAATTACCGTTCGATTTTGGAAGTATCGCGCATATCTTCGCAACTCAACAAGTGACACCGCAACCGCAACCTGAACCGGTACAAGCGGAAACGCAACAACCTGAAATTGCAGAAACATTAAACGCAATCGCGGATGATATTAAACAAGAGCGCGAACTTGCTAAGCCAGCGCAAGAGCAACCGCAAACAAGTGGCTTATTACCACAAGCACTTATTGATTTAATGACACCGCATAACGTGACAGAAAGCGAATTGCAAGACGTGGCATATATTCGCGGACACTTCCCGATGGGTACGCCAATCGAGAACTTCCCGAGCAATTATTGGGATATGATCGTTGCGAATTGGGACGCTACACTTGAGGTTATTCAAAACCAAGTCCGCGCAACCCCTGAATTACCATTTAACACTAACAACTTATAATTTTTTTGAAACAAAAGGAGAAAAACAAAATGACACAACAACAATTTAACAATACTAACAACTTTGACCGTGAATACGACTGGAACGACACTATCCAAAAGGATTCTGAATTTGTCCTATTACCTGAAGGATTGTACTATTTCACAGTCAAGAGTTATGACCGCGGACGTCACACACCGAACCCGCAGAACCCCGGCAAGTTACCAGCGTGCAACAAGGCAACGATTCACGTTTTAATTGAAGCAAACGAGGGAGAAACAGAGCTCAAACACAACTTATTCTTGCATAGCTCAACCGAGGGAATGTTATCTGCATTCTTTGGTTCAATCGGACAAAAACGTAAGGGCGAACCACTTCGCATGGACTGGAACGCGATTATCGGTAAAGTCGGAGTATGTAAGGTGGGAATCCGTGAATACAACGGCAATAAATACAATGAAGTAAAAAACATGATTTACGCGGAAGACGTGGACTATACGAAAGTTTTGAACGCACAACCGGGACAAACAATGGCTGGATATCAACAACCACAACAAGGATTCCAACAACCAGCGCAAGGATTCAATCCCGGGAAATTTTAAGGGGGTATAAATGGAATTACGGCCTTATCAACAAGAGGCGCGGGAAGCCGTTCAGAAGGAATGGACGGAAGGGCGAAAACGAACCCTTCTAGTCCTTCCGACTGGAACGGGGAAAACGGTCGTCTTTTCAAAAATTATTGAAGACCAAGTTAGAGAAGGAAAACGCGTCCTTGTCCTTGCTCACCGCTCCGAATTACTAGACCAAGCAAGCGATAAACTCAAGACCGCGACGGGACTCGGTACGGCACTAGAAAAAGCGGAGAATACTTCTATCGGTTCATGGTATCGAGTCGTTGTCGGTTCAGTTCAGACTATGCAGCGGGAGAAACGCTTGAATCAATTTCCGCCTGACTGGTTCGATGTGATAGTTGTCGATGAAGCACACCACGCTATTTCAGACGGCTATCAAAAGGTATTGAATTATTTTAAAGACTCGGAAGTTTTGGGGGTGACGGCTACACCAGACAGGGGGGATATGAAGAACCTCGGTTCATACTTTGATAGTCTAGCCTATGAATACTCATTGGTGCAAGCAATTAAAGACGGATATCTTTCCAAAATTAAAGCCTTAACAATTCCGATTAACCTTGACTTGTCGAATGTTTCAATGTCTGCTGGTGATTTTAAAGCGAGCGACGTCGGAACGGCACTTGATCCGTATCTAGTACAAATTGCGGACGAAATGGCCGAATATTGCAAGGATAGGAAAACAGTCGTCTTTCTTCCACTTGTAAAGACTAGCCAAAAATTCCGCGATATCTTAAACGAGCGAGGATTCAAGGCTGCCGAAGTCAACGGCGAATCGAAAGACCGGGCGGAAGTGCTCGAAGATTTTGAAAAGGGACGTTATAACGTTCTTTGTAACTCCATGCTATTAACGGAAGGGTGGGATTGCCCTTCAGTCGATTGCGTGGTGGTATTAAGACCGACAAAAGTCCGGGCGCTCTATTCTCAAATGGTAGGACGTGGAACGCGTTTATTTCCCGGAAAAGACGAGCTTTTATTACTAGACTTTTTATGGCACACAGAACGGCACGAACTATGCAGACCGGCTCATTTAATTTGCGAAAGCCCTGAAGTGACTAAAAAGATGGTCGAAAATATGGAAGAAGAAACGGGCGTCGTGATTGACCTTGAGCAGATGGAAGTCAAGAGCGCCGAAGACGTTATCGTTGAACGTGAAGAAGCCCTTGCGAAACAACTTGCGGAAATGAGAAGACGGAAACGAAAACTTGTTGATCCGCTTCAATTTGAAATGTCAATTCATGCTGAAGACTTATCAAGCTATGTCCCTAGTTTTGGGTGGGAAATGTCCCCGCCTTCAGAAAAACAACTCCGAGCACTCGAAAAATACGGTATTTTTACCGAAGAAGTTGGAAACGCTGGGAAAGCTAACTTATTACTTGACCGTTTGAATAAACGTCAAAGTGAGGGGCTGACTACACCGAAACAGATTCGCTTCCTTGAAAGTCGAGGCTTTAAAAATGTCGGAATGTGGTCGTTTGAAAGTGCTAGAAATATGATTGACCGAATAGCAGCGAACGGCTGGAGATTACCAAGAGGCATTGTTGCAAGGGAATATATACCAAGTTAAGAAAGGGAAGAATGAAATTTTTAGATTTATTTGCTGGTATCGGTGGATTTCGTTTAGGAATGGAGTCCGCCGGCCATGAATGTATAGGATTTTGTGAGATTGACAAGTTCGCAAGAGCGAGCTATAAAGCAATCCACAACACAGAGGGAGAAATAGAATTACATGATATTACAACAGTCACAGACGAAGAAATCAGAAATATTGGACACGTTGACGTTATTTGCGGGGGCTTCCCGTGTCAATCTTTTAGCATTGCTGGATCAAGGAGAGGATTTGAAGACACTAGAGGAACTCTCTTCTTTGAAATTGCACGATTTGCCGATATTCTTAAACCCAAGTATCTTTTTCTTGAAAACGTTAAAGGACTCCTTAACCATGACCGAGGAAACACCTTTAAAACAATCCTCGGATCGCTTGATGGATTGGGGTATGATGTCGAATGGCAAGTGCTTAACAGCAAAAATTTCTCCGTCCCTCAAAATCGGGAGCGAGTGTTCATTATCGGACATCTTAGAGGACAACGTACCAGAAGAGTTTTTCCTATCATCAGAGAAGATGCAAAATCTGATAATCAACAGTCAAAAATCGAAATAGTAGGGAATACTAAAAATCCGAATGGAACACGGAAAGGAACAAGGTCAATCGTGCATAGTGCAAACGGCATTGTCGGAACGTTGACCGCAACAGATTACAAAGAGCCTAAACAAGTCGCTATACCCGTGCTGACACCTGACCGAGCAAATAAAAGCCAAAACGGCAGACGGTTCAAAACAGATGGCGAGCCTATGTTTACACTAACGGCACAAGACAGACACGGAGTGGTCGTTGAAAACGAAATAAAAAAATATGGAACATTACAGCCGAACTACAATCAAAGCGGTATCGTCTATGATACGGACGGAATAGCACCAACAATTCGAGCCTATCAAGGCGGAAACCTTGAACCTAAAATCCGAGTGAAGGAAGCAACCAAACAAGGATATGCAGAAGCTGAAATTGGAGATAGTGTAAATCTATCTCATCCAAACTCTAAAACACGCAGAGGGCGAGTAGGTAAGCAGATAGCAAACACTTTATTGACGGGAGAGAGTCAAGGGGTGGTTGAACCTGATTTCAGAATTAGAAAGCTAACACCTCGGGAATGTTGGAGATTACAAGGTTTTCCAGACTGGGCTTTTGATAAGGCGCAAGAAGTCAACTCAAACAGTCAACTATACAAGCAAGCGGGCAATAGCGTTACCGTGAATGTCATCGCTGCAATAGCGGAAAGGTTATAAAAAAGAAAGGGTAAAATGAACAACGAAAGAGAATTTGACTTGTTGCCATTATTAGAGCATATCAACCCGGCCATTTTATCCTATCAAGAATGGATAAACGTCGGGATGGCTCTAAAACATGAAGGATATACCGCGTCGGATTGGGATAATTGGTCCTTACGAGATCCGGCAAGGTATCGTAAATTTGAATGTTTCAAAAAGTGGGACACTTTCAACGAACAAGCGGGCTCGATTGTAACTGGTGGGACAATCGTCCAACTTGCAAAAGACCACGGATGGGTGAATCCATACTCGAGTGATAGCGAAGGCGCTCACGAATTAGACTGGAACGATACCATTGATAGAGATTATCGCGTTATTGATAAGAACTGGATTGAGGGTAAAGAGATTCATGAGCCTACAATCTGGAATCCAGTCCAAGAAATTATCCGATACCTCGAGGCCTTGTTTGAATCGTCCGAAAATGTCGGGTACGTCACGGAAAGCTATCCAAAAGTAAACGACGAAACGGGCGAAATTGAAAAATGGCTTCCAACAAAAGGAGCGTATGACCGGACAGCCGGACAGTTAATTGAAGCCCTTAGTAAATGTAACGGCGATATCGGGGCAGTCCTCGGAGATTATCACCAAGAAGCGGGCGCGTGGATTCGTTTCAATCCCCTTGACGGTAAGGGTGCAAAGAACGAGAACGTGACCGACTACCGATATGCACTTGTCGAATCGGATAGCATGAGCGTAGAAAAGCAAAACGCCATTTACAAGGAACTTGAGCTTCCTATCGCTGCTCTTGTGTATAGTGGGAACAAGTCCTTACACGCTATCGTGAAGGTGGACGCTGGAAGCTATGACGAATACCGAAAGCGCGTTGACTACTTATATAAGATATGCCAAAAGAACGGGATATCAGTCGATACACAAAACCGCAATCCGTCGCGCTTGTCCCGTATGCCGGGCTTCGAGCGAAACGGACAGAAGCAATTTTTAGTTGATACCGATATCGGAAAAAGAAATTGGGAAGAATGGTATCAGTATATCGAGGACTTGAACGACGACTTACCAGATCCGGAAGGTCTGGGCGATAGCTGGGACAATCTTCCAGAACTAGCCCCTGAATTAATTGAAGGCGTCCTAAGACAAGGCCATAAAATGCTGATAGCTGGACCGTCGAAAGCCGGGAAGTCGTTTAGCTTGATTGAAATGTCAATCGCAATCGCTGAAGGTCGAAAATGGCTGAATTGGAATTGTACGCAAGGAAAAGTATTATATGTCAATCTTGAATTAGACCGCGCTTCATGTTTGCACCGCTTCCGTGACGTGTACGAGGCGATGGGATTGCAAGCAAACAACCTACAAAATATCGATATCTGGAATCTTCGCGGTAAGACCGTACCGATGGATAAGCTAGCGCCAAAATTAATTCGTCGCTCACTTAAAAAGAATTATATCGCGGTTATCATTGATCCAATTTATAAAGTCCTTACGGGTGACGAAAACAGCGCGGACCAGATGGCACACTTTACCAATCAATTCGACAAAGTAGCGACAGAGCTCGGGTGCTCGGTTATTTATTGCCATCACCATTCAAAAGGTTCACAAAGCGGTAAAAAGTCAATGGACCGTGCTAGTGGTTCGGGCGTGTTTGCTCGAGATCCTGACGCTCTTATTGACTTAGTGGAATTAGAAGTCACAGAAGAATTATACACGCAACGGATCAATCATACGGCTTGCAGAATTTACAAAGAAGCCTTACAAGAAAAGAATAATACATATTATCAACAATATGTCAGTCTTGACGATTTATATAACGCTAGCAGCATGAGAGCACACTTTGAAAAAGGAATTCAAGACGTGTTAGAACGTGCTCCATACGTTGATAAAATCAATGACACACGTCGAGCGATTGAGATATCGACAGCGTGGCGCGTGGAAGGTACTCTTCGAGAATTCGCGAAGTTTAAACCGGTGAATATGTGGTTCTCTTATCCGGTGCATTTTCTGGACGATTCGGGCATTCTTGCAGATATCCAGTTAGGTGAAGATATAAACGCGAAAAATTCACCTTGGAAGAAAAATTTTGAGAAGAAAGAAACTAAAGAAGATAAAGCCAAGAAGGTTGAGACTGCAATCGGAATTCTGAATGATGGTATCGAACCAGTGACCCTCGAAAGTTTGGTAGATTATTTCTCTACTGAAGAGAAGCCAGTGAGTGAAAAAACAGTCCGTAGGTGGATAAAAAACAACGGAAAATTTGAAATTATAAACAAGGAAATTGTGCTGAAAAACTCAAATATAGATGAATAGGGACAAGGACATATCGAATGACACATCGAAAGACATATCGAGGGACATTATTCGATTTGTCCTTAGGGACACAGGGACATTATTCGATTTGTCCTTATGTCCCTAGAATGTAAAAAATGAGGGACATATCGAATGTTTTATCGAAATGTCCGAGGGACAAAACCAGGGACAGAATATCTCCCTCTTTGAGGAGAGATATTTAGGAAAATGTCCCTGAGGTCCAAGGGGAACAGGAACAGGAACAGGGGGGCTTTGCTCCCGCCCCCTGTAACCCTGTAACCCTGTCCCCTAACTTGGACTTAGCGCGAAAGCGTGAAACTAAAAAGAAAAAGTAAAAAGAAAGTGCAAAAGTAAAAAGGTAAAAGTTATGGTACGAAAGAAAAAAACATATTCGGTAAATTTGGATATTGGTAAACGAATGCCTCCACTTTATCACACGTTACCCGGACAAGATTTTTGGTATTCAGATTCAGAGGTTTTGAAATGGATTGCGAATCAACCAACTCTCTTGAATTGGGTAAAGGACCAACTGAAAACAGCGGGATATATTACATATAACAGAGAGACCGGAAAGTGGACCGGAGTTGATTATAGAAAAGAGGATGGAATATGAAAGTAAAATTTTTTAAGTCGAACGTGAGATTCTTTTCACAATTTGAAACGGAAGTCAATCTTTTTTTGGAATGGCTCGAAAAAGAAAAAAAGGTTTGGGTTAATACCGAGATCAAAATTTTGGGTGAAAATGTTTTGATATTTGTTTTTTACGAGGACGAATAATATGATTGAATTCTTTTTACCGATGGAAAAAATTCCGACGACAACTCACCAGCAAAAAAAGGTAAACGTCCGAAATGGCAAACCGGTATTCTACGAGCCGGTGGAATTGCAAAACGCAAGAGCAAAATTTGAAAGTCTTCTATCGCGACACGTTCCCCCGGATAAAATACAAGGCGCAGTTCGTCTGACCGTCAAGTGGTGCTTCCCGATGATAAAGGGTACACACGACGGGCAATATAAAACGACGAAACCAGACACAGATAATTTACAAAAACTATTTAAAGATTGCATGACGACAGTCGGATATTGGAACGACGACGCTCAAGTGACTAGCGAAATTTCTGAAAAGTTCTGGGCGAAGATTGTCGGAATCTATGTCAAAGTGGAGGAATGGAACGATGAATTATATACATTTCTTTAGCGTGGAAGTTCCGGAGTGGATGGCTAGAAGTAACCAGATGGCACAACTAGCCGGATTCGGTTCGGACCGGGATTGGCATTGGGTGGCGTCCTCGATTGCTGAAATCTGTAAAAAGTACAATGATAACGATCTAGTCGTGCAGCAATTCGGGCTTTTGTTTGAATGGTTAGAAGCGCAAGCGGAAGGAGCGAAAACATGATACCAATCGAAAAACAATTGTACGAGATATCAGTCAGAAAGAAAGAAGATTGACAATGGAATACGTGAAATATGACAACGAGCAGAAGAAACGCTTGCGGGAAAATCTGAAAAAATTCACAGAGGAACAAGGGCTCGAAAAAAAAGAATTGGCAGACAAAATCGGGTGGGCTTACAATACAGTCGTTTCATGGTTCAGAGGTTCACGCTTGCCAAGCCAATTCGGAATCGAAACTCTTTGTGATTTTTTTAAGGTGACAGACGTCGAATTGCTGGGCTCACCGATGAAAATCCGTACTTTTGCGTATTATTGAAAAGACGAACTAACAGCAGTCGGGACTTTACAAGAAATTGCAGACCAGACCGGGGCGAAGGTTCAGACGTTAAGGACCTTGATTGCTACAACGAAAAATGAAAAGAAAACACGGGGGACGTATATCATAGAGATTGAAGATGAAACGCGTTACACGGTCGAGTTTAAACAAACTTTTACGATCGATGAAATTAAAGCGAAAAATCTCGATTGGTTACTGAATAACCCGATGGTTGAATTAAAGGAAGTGACAGAATGAAGTATAAAGTAACAGAATACAACTCAGATTTTCAAGAAGAACAAACAGGGACTTGTGACCTATGTTATGCTACTGATTGGGTTGAAAATGGTTCAATCACAGTTGAGGACGAAAACGGGAATGAAACCGAAATTGTATTGACTGTTTTGGATTGGGGAGATTATGACACAATCTATATTGATAACGTGGTTAATTTCTCCGCTTGGTTACAAGAAAGGGATGTTGAGCCAATCAGCAAAAAAGCAGAACCTTTTGATTTGTGGTATTGGTTGAAAAAATTGGTAGAGAAATATAATGAGGGACGAGAAGATGAACGTTAAAGAATTGATTGAAAAATACGAATACATGAGTCATGCTTGTTTTAGAAGGGTAGACACCTTAGAAGTTTTAAAAGATTTGCGACAACTAGACGAACCCGAAAAGGTCAAAATCCCGCAGGTTATTGCTGAATACATCAAACAAAAGAAAGATGATGATTATCATTTACTTGGTGCGATGATTGAAATCAGAAGTCATAAAAACAAAGAAATTGATGAATGGTTTGAGGAAGATGACAACATGGAAATCTTCGCTCGTGCATGGCTTGATGGCTACGAGGTCGGGGGGGAGAAAAAATACAAAATTACACTTCTAAACCGAAATGACGGGGACTTATATCTCATCAACCAAAACGCAGGAGTATCTGATAAATATGGACATTTTTCTCCCGTAGTGCTCCTTTTTACAAAAGGGACTAATTTCTCAGAACAGTGCTATAAACTCACGAAAAAGGAAGTAGCTTCGAATGGCTTTGGTTGGGTGTTTGATTCTCCAGGGTTCCAGATTGAGGAGGTAACAGAATGATAATATCAGATGAAGAATACAAAAAATTCATAGAAGACGGTCAAAAGTACGCTTTGAAGATTCTTAGAGAATATTTCGAAAATGATGATGAGGAGAAAAATGATGATGAGGAGGTAACGGAATGACAGTAGAACAATTCCTTCAATCGTTATCCTACCTTATGTGGACTTCATATTGGTCAGTAATTTTTTATAAGTTCTTTAAAAATAATAAAAATAATAAAGATTGAGGAGGTGCAAGATGATACCAAAATTCAGAGGGTTATCCATTGACGAAAACAGCAAAGGAGAATGGCAATACGGACATTTGATTGAAGATAGAGGAAGAGCATTTATTATCAACGAAGTAGTAGAAGCTAATGAACAATACATTACTATAGGTTCTTGGTGTCCTGTAAGTATAGAATCAGTAGGACGTTTCACAGGGATGTTTGATAAAAATTTACGGGAGATATACGAGAAAGATATTTTAGGTACAAAAGATGGTTTGTTAAACGGATTTATCGAATATAGAGAAGATTTAGGAATGTTTGTGAATAGCTTGATTAGATACAACAATTTTGAACGATTATGTAATGTGGCTAATTCAAGAGAAATCATCGGCAATGTCTACGAAAATCAGGAGCTTTTGGAGGTTCCAGAATGAAACGCTTCTTAATTGGCTATGCCTTACTTACTACTTGCTTATTATTTATGCAACGATCGATTATAGACGAGCAACAAAAACCCTTGCTAGTCTATCATGCTGATAGTAAATACGCTATCACTGGCAAGGTTGAAGAAAAACGAAAAATCGGAAAGCTATTCACTATCACGGTAAACGGGAATGTGTTTGTGATAAATGAACAGAAATATCAAAAAATTAAAATCGGGGACGAGGTGGAATTTTGAAAGTTTACGTTGTGAGAAAATACTTGAAGACTACAAGGATGGAATGCAATCGAACGTCACCATTTGAAGAAGTCGAATTTCAAACGAAAGAAGAAGCGATTGCGTATAGACAATCACAAAAAAGAGGCGTCTTCGATATCTATCAAAAAGAATTTTAAAATGCTATCAGGCTAGAAAGGTGGGAAGTTTGAGAATTGAAACACGATACGGATATTTAATAGACGCGCTTAGACGCTATCCGTTCGATAAGGAAATAAAAGAACGTATCGAAGAAATTACTTTCCCGTATCAAAATTTTGATGAAAACTGGTATATCAAAAGTAAGACCGCAAAGAATACTCCCGAAGCCTTAAAAAATGTCATTATGAAAGAAAATGATCCCGAATTGATTCGACTTTATACGCTAACACAAGCGATTGAAGAATACAAGGCGGAATGCGGAAGCACGAATTGGGAAGCTATTCGAGCCCTTTATGTGACACGTTCTAAAAACGTGGAAGGGGTGGCCTTCGAACTCTTTATGTCAAAGAATTCGGTCTATCGTCATATTATTAAACCCTTCTTTGAAGGGCTAGAAAAGAAATATACAAGTATTTTTTTAAAAAGTCGCTAAAAGTTGGGAAAAATGCACGAAAAAAGGTGATAAAATTGTATTATCAGGAGAAAAACAAAAAAGAACTTTGAGGCGCGTTATCGCGCTTCTTACGCGGACGACAGGTTCATGGATTCCTTTGTATTTAATCGTTTTTTACCAAACAGAGAAAAGTAGTTGCATTATCTCCCATTAGTTTTTTAATTTTATATTTTCAGGCGGTTCGATTCCGCCCGTCCGCTTAGACAAGGTTTTTCATGAGTTTTCCTTGTCAACCTTTCCATTCTACTAGACAGCCCTTTTCGGGCTGTTTTTTGGTGCGTATATGAAAATTGAAACAATAAATATTGCTGATGTGGTGGAATACGAAAATAACGCGAAATTACACCCGCAAGAACAAATTGAAAAAATAAAAAAATCAATCCTCGAATTCGGAAATAATGATCCTATCGCAATAGATGAAAATAACGTCTTAATTGAAGGACACGGAAGATTGAAGGCTTTGAAGCAGCTAGGATATGATGAAGTGGAAGCTATTCGATTATCTCATTTGTCCGAAGAACAAAAGAAGGCTTATATCTTGGTGCATAATAAGCTGAATATCGATACGGGCTTCGACGTTGATTTATTAAACGCGGAATTGGAAGATATCTTTACGGTGGATATGAGCGAATACGGATTCGAGTTTTCGGAAGTGGACCTCGGTTTTTCGAGTGATGAACCGGGAGAAGAAGTCGAAGGCGAATTTCATCGGGAGACTACAATCAATCAGTACAATCTCGATTTATTCGAGCCCGGAAAAACTGAAGGGCCTTTTGAAATGCCTATCCTTGACCCGGTGGATCATGTCCCTAAAAAGTTACAAGGATTTAATTACGTCCTAAACAAGCCCGATTATGAAGCGGGCGTTCATTTCTTCCTTGACGATTATCAATTTGAAAGAATCTGGCAACGGCCGGAATTTTATATTGAGAAATTAAGTCAATTCGATTGCGTGCTAACGCCGGATTTTAGCTTATATATTGATATGCCGGTAGCTATGCAAGTATGGAACGTTTACCGCTCGAGGTTAATCGGTCAAGTTATGCAACGTTACGGCTATACCGTGATTCCTACTGTATCGTGGGGATATTCGGACAGTTTTTCGTTTTGTTTTGACGGATTGCCGGAGGGCGCTACACTTGCGGTTAGTACAATCGGGGTTAAACAAAATGAAGAACAATTTGAAATATGGAAAGACGGGATGGACGTCATGATCGAGCTGCTGAAACCGAAAAGTTTATTGGTTTATGGCGGTAAGGTTGAATATGATTATGGAGATATCGAGGTGCATTATTTTGAAAATGCAACGACAGAAAGGATGAAGCAACATGGGCGGTAGAGGTGCAAGTTCCGGAAAAGGAAAAGCAGGCGGTGGTGGAGGCGTAAAAGCCGGTAATAATAAGGTTGATAGAATTGCAGTAAAAACGTCAGATGGTACTATTCGTCAATATCAGCGTATAGGAAAAGATGGTGTAGCAACATGGGATGATTACGGGCTTCCAAAACACCATGAGGGAGCATCATTTTCAAAAGTTTTGGAAAATGCTAGAAAAAACGGAACAATCGTCAAAGAGTTGAATAAAGATCAAACACGTAAAATAGATAAGAAAAACCAAAAAGATATCAAGGATTGGCGAGCAGAAGTAGAAAAGAAAAAAAATACATGGGCATTATTGGGGACAGGAACGCTAAACAGGCATGGGAAACAAGTCAAACATAGAGCACTGACAGGAAAAGAAGATTACCTAATTTCATTTAGTGAATGGAAACGACAGAACGGAAGGTAAAAAATGGGCGGCAGAGGTGCGAGTTCTGGCAGGAGCAAAAAAGGCAAACTGTACGGGACAGAATATACTACGTTGCATACAGACGGAAATATTAAATTTGTTAGATATAACGGTGGAAATGCTAAAACTCCGATGGAAACTATGACAAAAGGGCGTATTTATGGCACTGTTAACAATCAAGAAGTGCTGAAGTCACTAACCTTTTTTGATAACGTAAATAAAAGAAATAAGCAGATTGACCTTGAAGGTGTACCTCATAGAGTAAACGGTGTTTTAACATTACCTCATGTTCATTACGGTTACAATCATGAGGAATACAGAGGGACTCATGCCTTGAGTTCTAAGGATATAAAAATAGTTGAAAAAGCTGTAAATTCTTGGTATAATAGAAACAAGAAATAGGATAGTAGTTTACGAGTGAAAACATGGTATGACACTATAAAAAAGTGATGGATATGGCTAGGGTGCACTAAATATAGTAGTATCTACCCATTGAAGCATGTGTTATTATCAAGACGACGGTTGAAATCCGTCCGCCTATAATTTTTAGCCTCAACTTAATGTCGGGGCTTTTTTTGTTTTCTTGTTTTTAAATAGCATAAAATCCTTTTTTAACTATATAGAATAGAATCACAAGCAATGGCACTTGTGATTTTTTTGTTTGAAAGGAGGTAAGAATTGCCAAGAGATGGAACAGAAAACTTGATTCCAGTTACCGAGCGAACCAAGAAAGAAGCAAGGGAAATTTCACGAAAAGGCGGTATCGCCTCCGGGAAAGCTCGAAGGGAAAAAGCAGACTTAAAAAAGAAAGTCAATGAAATATTATCGATGGACGTCTTCAGTCCGCAACTCAAAGAAACGCTCGAAGAAAAGGGCTTGAGCGCTACAAACCAGACGGCGGTCGTGACGGTGCTTTTGCAAAAGGCGCTAAAAGGCGATATGCGAGCGATTGAGCTATTGGCGAAGATGAACGGTAACGAGGGCACGAAAGATAATCTCGACAAGAAAGAACAAAAGGAACGCGTCAAGGCAATGCAGCTCGAGAACAAGAAACGCGAGCAGCAGCTTGAAGGCGGGGTTGCTTCTGAGGATATCATGGCTGATTATTTCGATAAGCTGGAAGGGGTGATTCAAGATGGCACTTGATCGGCTTTACACGGACAAACAAATTAAAATCTTGAGGCGTTCCCTTGCCCGTGATTGGTATATGATGATAAACCACGGGGCGGTTCGTGCTGGTAAGACAAAGCTCGACAACGATCTTTTTTTAATGGAATTGAAGCGCGTAAAAAAGAACGCTGCAAAAGTTGGAGTTCAAACTCCGATGTATATTCTGGGCGCGGTATCGTCTGGGACGTTACAAACGAATATCTTGCGCGAGATAACCGACGCTTACGGGCACGAATTCCGTTTTGATAGGCACGGAAATTTTACACTTTTCGGGGTGTATGTCGTGACGACGTTCACGGGCTCGATAGCGGGGTTAAAAGCTATTCGTGGTATGACAGCCTTCGGGGCTTATGTCAACGAGGCGACGTTGGCAAATAAGGAAGTATTCGACGAAATTTTAAAACGTTGCTCAGGTTACGGTGCGCGTATTATATGCGATACCAACCCAGACCATCCGAAGCATTGGCTGAAAGTTGATTATATCGACAAGGCTGACGGAGAGAAGATTCTTGCCAATCATTTTACAATTTTTGATAATACATTCTTGAATCAACGATATGTCGATAACTTAATCGCGACGACGCCTTCCGGTATGTTTACCGAACGCGGTATCTATGGCCGTTGGGTGATTGGTGAAGGTGCGGTATATCGTGACTTTAAAGAAGATATGTACGTAAATGAATTGCCCGAGCATTTCGCGAAGATTTACGCGGGGGTTGACTGGGGGTATGAGCACTGGGGCTCTATCGTGGTCGTGGGGCAAACCGAGGCCGGTGATGTGTATATTTTGGAGGAGCACGCTTACCAATATAAAGAGATTGATTTCTGGGTGGATCTTGCAAAAGATATAAAAGCGCGTTATGGTGATATATTCTTCTGGGCTGATAGTGCACGCCCCGAGCACGTCGGACGGTTTAACCGCGAACGGCTAAAGTGTTTTAATGCTTACAAGTCAGTATTATCTGGGATTGAAGAAGTGGCGAAGCTCATGAAGGGCGGTCGCTTTTTTGTTGCTTCAAATAAGGTACGCAAGTTCAAAGATGAAATATATCAGTACGTTTGGAACGAGCGAACGGGTGAACCAGTCAAAGAGCATGACGACGTTCTGGACGCGGTAAGGTACGCGATTTATTCACAGCACGTTTACGATACGAGCAGCACAGTAAAAGAACGTATGGCAAGCGCTCAATACTATTTCTAAAAGGAGGAATAAAAGAAATTGGAATTCTTAAAAGGACGACGTTTTGATGAAAACGCCAATCGTCAATTCATGATGACAATCGAAGATTTTGAAACAATCGAATTTGAAAGTCAGAAATGGATTGCACGACTGAAAAATTTCGTCGGAACTCACCGAGCGGAACAACTGGACCGCTTGAAAGAACTGAAACGATATTATCTAGCTGATAATAATATCAAGTATCGCGACGAGAAAAGCGATAAATACAGCGCAGATAATCGAATCGCGAGCGATTGGGCGAAATATATTACTGTTTTTGAACAAGGGTATATGCTGGGGAATCCGGTCGAATACAAGAACGAAAACGCAGAAATTCAAGCCTTAATCGATAATTTTAGCAAACAAAACAACGAGCAAGATCATAACGTGGCTATCAAAACAGACTTAGCTATTTATGGCCGAGCTTATGAATTGCTAAATACGTTTAAAGACGAGGACGAAAGCGTTTGGGTGAAGTTGTACCGAATGAACCCGGAACAGACTTTTGTCATTTATGATGATAGTTACGAGCAGCGCTCTTTGATGGCAGTCAACTATTACTCTATCAGTTACGGGAACGGACACAAACGCGATTTTGTGAAAGTATATACCGATGATGCTATATACGAGTATGTGGACGATAATCAGGAAGCGGACACGCTTCGACTGAAAGAGAAAAGCGAGCATTTCTTTAATGGCGTACCGGTGAACGAGTTTAGCAATAACACAGACCGAACCGGAGCGTTTGAAGCCGTGCTTGATTCTATCGACGCTTACGACTTATCACAGTCAGAACTTGCCAACTTCCAACAAGACAGCAACGAGGCTTTACTGGTTATTTCGGGCAATCCGTTTACCGGGGTTGACGATAAGGACTTTTTAGAAGATGGTCGAATCAATCCGAACGGCCGTCTAGCTGTTTCGCAGTCGTTCAAGAAAGCAAAAATCTTAGTTCTTGACGATAACCCTATTCCGGGAGGCTCTTCGCCATCGGCTCATTACTTAATTAAAAGTTATGACACGGCCGGAGCGGAAGCCTATAAAGAGCGGCTAGTAAATGATATCTTGCGCTTTACGTTCACGCCGGACACAACCGATAGCAATTTCGCCGGCACACAGTCGGGCGAAGCGATGAAATATAAGATGATGGCAGCGGACAACTATCGAGGCAAACAAGAGCTTTTGTTTGAAAAAGGGCTCATGCGTCGCTTACGTCTAGCGGTCAATATCTGGAAAATCAAGGGGAATGATTCTGGGAATTATAACCTTATCAATCAGACCGATATCGTATTCACTCCGAACCTTCCACAAAATGATAATGAATTAGTGGCAATCGTTAAGAATTTGTATGGCGTGGTAAGTGAACAAACTATTGTCGAAATTCTTGAGCGTGTGACTGGAGTCAATGCTGAAACGGAATTGAAACGACTGAAGGAAGACACGGAAAAGGCGCTTGAAATGTTACCACGAATCACACAAGAAAACGAGGTAGCGGATGAACAAACTGAAGAAGCTGACAAGCCATGATGAATACTGGACGGAACGCGCTCGAGAAATATTCGAGTACGTTGACCGAAAAGATATTGATTTTTTTGTTGAGTTAGAAAAAACTTACCGGGCGCAGTCGGTGAAGCTACAAAGAGCGATTTTTGACTTTTATACAAAATACGCTGAAGATCACGAAATGACCTATCAAGACGCTATGAAGCGCTTGAGGGGTGAAGATTTAAGCGATTATGTGGAAAATGCTCGGAAGTATCGCGAGGAAGCTAAAAACAATCCGGAATTGTTAAACCGTTTAAATGAACAATATTCGGCAGCTCGAGCAATTAGGATTGAAGCCTTGTACGCTGAAGCAGTATATCGCGCTGGCGTGCTTGCCGGGGCGCTTCATAAGAGTTTTGAAAAGTATCTATACGACGTTGCAGAATATGCTTATAAAAAGGCACACGGTGGCCGTGCGGGTGCGGTCAATCGTCCAGCGTTTGAAGAAGTTATCAAGACGCCATTCAATGGTCGGAACTATTCCGAGCAACTTTGGGGGAATACTGACACGCTAGCAGATAGCTTGAAGAAGGTTTTCCGTCAAGGTTTCATTCGTGGCGATAGCCCGCAAGAAATGGCTCGAGAAATCCGAAAAGAATTCAACGTGGCACGCTCGAGGGCTGAAACGCTTGTCCGAACGGACGCGACGGCAGTCATAAACCGCGCAACCATAAAACGATATAAACGCGAAGGCTTGAAATATTATCGGATTTTGGTCGTTTTAGACAATCGGACGACTCAAATTTGTCGGAGAATTGCACAAGAGGACAAATTATATAAACTTGAGGACGCGCAAGTCGGGGTTAATATGCCCCCGTTCCATTATAATTGTCGTTCTACCATTATGCCGGATGAAGGAGAATTGAACGGGGAAGGAGTGGAAGAAAAAAATGATGTTTAATATCTGGGACCTTGTTTCTTTTGTTGCTGGTTTAATCTGTTTTTCTGTTTTGGTTTTGGTGGGCTGGTCTATCATTGCCGGACTGATTGACGGAATTAGACAAGCAAATAAAGAACGTTCAAATAGATAAGGAGGTGATCCGGTATCTTGACAAGCGGGAATAGACCGCTTTTTTTGTTGTCCAGACTATGCGGAAGACGTTAAAAGCTGCATTGTTTCGCCGCCGGGCGTAAAACGAGAATATCGATTGATGGCGTAACCATCGGAGGAAAACAAATGTCAGAAAATACACAAGCAACCGTTGAAACTGAAGCACTTGAGCAAGACGTCACTCAAGAAGAACAAGTTGAAACTAAGCAAGAGAAAACGGAACGAACCTTTACACGGGCAGAAATTGGCAAAATGCTAGCGGCTGAACGTGCGAAGTGGGAAGACGAACAAGCGGAAATTATCGAACAAGCGAAAAGCGAAGGTGAACGCTTGGCTAAAATGACAAAAGACGAGCGCGCAAAAGAAGAAGAAGCGCGACGAATTCAAGCAATCGAAGAACGTGAGCGCGTACTTGCAGAAAAAGAAATGCGAGTAGCAACTCAAACGCTCTTGAGCGAAGAAGGATTGCCGGTTGAATTCTTGGATTTTGTTATTTCTGAAACAGCGGAAGTCACCAAAGAGAAAATCGGGCTATTGCGCTCGGTATTCGATAAAGCGGTAGAAAGTCGCGTCGATGAACGCTTGGCACAGAAAGCACCACGAAAAGGAACTGGACCGGTATCGCTGACAAAAGCTGAAATTATGGCGGTTGAGGACGACGAACAACGTCAAGCCTTAATTGCTGCAAACATTGGACTATTTAAAAATTAGAAAGGGCTAAAATATGGCTGAAAATAAATTAACAACTATGAACGACTTGGGCGAAATTAAGTCTATTGATTTTGTCAACAAGTTTTCTAAAAACATTAACGACTTGCTTCGTCTTTTGGGCGTAACACGTCGTCAAGAATTGACAAATGACCTTAAAATTCAAACGTACAAATGGACGACTGATATCGATAACACGGTAACGGCTGAAGGTGAAACAATTCCACTTTCAAAAGTAAGTCGTGTGAAAGATCAAGAATATACTGTAACATGGTTCAAAAAACGCCGTGCGGTATCTGCTGAAGCTATCGCACGTCACGGTGCGTCACGCGCAATTTCCGAAGCTGATACACGTCTTCTCCGCGAAATTCAAAACGGAATCAAAGACGGCTTCCTAGATTACCTTAAAAAGACTAAAACTAAAGTAAAAGGAAAAGGCCTTCAACAAGCTCTTGCGAATAGTTGGGGCAAATTGAGCACTTTCAACGAATTTGAAGGTTCTCCGCTTGTATCATTCGTAAACCCGCTTGATGTCGCAGAATACCTCGGAACAACAGCCGTTGCGTCTGACGCTTCAAATGTGTTTGGCTTCACACTTCTTAAAAACTTCCTCGGTATGCAAAACGTTATCGTTATGCCATCATGTCCGCAAGGTAAGATTTACACAACAGCAGTCGAAAACTTGGTATTCGCTTATCTAAACGTTGCTAACGGTGACTTGGGCGGATTGTTTGCAGACTTCACCGATGAAACTGGCGTGATTGCTGTAAGCCGTGACCGTCACTTGAACAACCTTACTTTTGAATCTGTATTCTTTGGAGCTAACGTTCTTTTTGCTGAAATTCCGGACGGCGTGGTTGAGGCTACAATCGAAGCACCAGTACCAGTACCCGGCGGATAATTAAGGGGTAAACGATGGCAGCTATTGAACTAGAAAAAGTAACGAAAGAAATTCGTTTATTGAAAGGAATTCCGGAAAGCGACAAAGAACAAGACGAACTTTTGGCCTTAATTGTGAAGGATAGTTTCGAGCGTATTATCGCGTTCGTCAACCGCTTTTCGGACTTTCCATTGGCAGAATTGCCGGATAGCGTAAGTTATATTCTTCGTGATGTGGCTGTCAGTCGATTTAACCGCTTAAACTCTGAAGGGGCAACCGCTGACAGCGAAGAAGGCCGGAGCTTTACTTGGGAGGATAGCTATCTAACAGATGATAACAAGGCGATTTTGGAAAGCCTAGCAGTCAAAAATCGCGCCCGTGGAATCGCTAGATTTATTTAAAAAGGGGGCGCGTATGATTTATAATGATCGCGTTGTTTTGATTTTTGAAACACGTCCAAGCGATGAATTATTCGAGAAAACGGGAAAGCGTAACAGCTCCCCGATACCTTGTATGAAAAATGCCATGTCAAATTATGAAATGATGGGGCTTTTTGGCAAGTACGACTTCGACGCGTTCAAGTTGCACTTACAAGGTATTCATAAAGATTTTTCCGAAGTGATTTACAAAGGGCGTAAGATGAAAATCAAAGGCAAAAGATACCATCATAATAGCACGGTGATTTATTTATGAGTTTTACTTATAAAGTTAAGGGGCTTGATAAGTTCATTCGTCGCGTACAAGGTAAACCAAAACAGGCAAGACGGGCAGTAAGCGCGGAGCTTCAACGTTCGGCCTTACGGGTTGAGCGTAAAGCTAAAATGAAAGCAGCAGTCGATACCGGATTCATGCGGAACGGTATCTTTGTTGCTCGTTTAGGAATGTTACGATACAAAGTAACGTCCCCGGCTGGTTATTCCGTCTATGTGGAGCTTGGAACGCGTAAAATGAAGGCGCAACCTTTCCTCGGTCCGGCAATGAAAGAAGAAAGTGAGGTTCTATTCAAGAACCTTCACAAAATGTTTAGGAGGTGATTTATGACTTTTGAAACACCTTCAGTAAAAGCGCTAGCGAATATTCGCGAAAAATTGAAGCCGTTAAACTTTCCGATTTATTTCAACCTTCCGGAACCGGAAACGCTAGAACCGTTTATCGTTATCGGTCAAACGAGCTCTGACACGTCGAAAACAGTCCAAACGGGGCTTATTATCGAGGATTTAGGCGTTCAGGTGGATATATTCCTTCTGGGCGATGAAAGTCGCGGAGAGGTCGAAAGAGTGCGCTCTGAAGCTATCAGGCGTATCGGAAGAAATTCGAGAATGGCTACAAATGTTTTAAAAGATAATACAGTAGGTCGAGAGGTCTATCATATCGTTTTGAATTTAACAGAAATTATTTATTAAAAAGGAGTTTTAAAATATGAGTGAAGCAGAAGACAAGGCAAAAATTAAAATTACGATTGCGAAGCCAATCGTAGGGAAAAAAGTATTTTACTTTATTCAATCAATTCACGCAGAAAAAGGCACGGGAGCAATGCTTCCAGCTTATCGTAAAGATGGTTCTACCACAATGGGCGGTGAATACATCGACGAACAAACACAACAAGGGCGTTTGCTTGAAAAAGCAACTGACGAGCACTCAATCGAGTTGACTCAATACTTTGCACCAAAAGATCCATCAGTCAAAGTTATCTTGGACGCTCAAAAAACAGGTGAATCAGTCAAAATTTGGCGCGTTATCGTTGACGAAAGCGTAAAAGACACGTCAACTGGTAAAGACACTTATCCAGCGCAATTCGGTTACGGTAAAATCACAGACGATATCGAATTTGACGACGCGATTGATGGATTTACTGAACTTAACTATACAGTCGGAATTGTTGGACGTCTTCGCGACGGGAAATTCCCGCTTTCAACGGAAGAAATCAATATGCTTAATGAAGTATATGAATACCAAAATCCGGGCGAAACAACTGGCGATTACAACAACATCACACGCTAATTTTTCGAGCAAGAGGGCCGTCAAAAGCCCTTTTGCTTTTATTTTTTTACAAAAAAGGAGTATAAACTATGGAATTTACAGTCGGAAGCCGTGCAATCGAAATTAAATTTGATTATATGCTTATGTTTAAAGTCAATCGTGAATTATCAAGTCGCGACGATAACGGACAACCTAATGAAGACGGCGTGGGCGCTTTATTCCTTCGAGTAGTTGAGCGTAACGATTCGGCCCTGGTTGATTTAATCAAGTTATGCGCAAGCAAGAAAGCGAAAGCCGTTTCAGACGAGGAAGCATTGACAGCTATTTCAGCTAAATTGGAAGAATTGGACGCGACAACTACCGAGCCAATCTTTAAAGCTATTGAAGAAGAAATGGTGGATTCAGGTTTTTTCAACGAAAAAGTTTTGAAGTATATCGAGAAGCTCGAATTGGCCTTGAAGTATTTGAAGGCGAAAGCAGAAACAGCACAAGATCAAGCGACGGCACAATTCCAGATCGAGCAAACGGAAGCTCAAATTGGAAGGTTGAAGAACGCAATCTCTTAATCGAGTGCGCCCGTTTAGGTCTAACAGATACACGAATCATTTATTCTTGCAGTAAAAGGGAGCTTGACGCGATTCGTGAAGGCCTATACTATCGCAGTATTGAAGAAAGAGAAAATCTTGTCGAGCTTGCCTTTAATTTACGATACACGCTTAACGCGAAAAAAGCGGAAGTAAGTAAATTGAGCAAGAAAAAGGACCGCGATAAAGTTAGACGCCTATTCAGTCCAAAAGACAACGACAAGAGAAATAACGAGGATTTACTCGCGAAAATCGAACGATTGAACGAGCATTTCCGAAATAGACATTAAAAAAGAAAAAAGGAGGTGAAGTGATGGCTTTTGATGGCTCAATCGAAGCCCTTATTGGTGCGGATTTAACCGAATATGATAAGGCAATGAACGAGGTCGTGAATTCAACTAAAAAAGCGTTTGAAACGGCGGCACAATCTGCTTCTAAAAGCGCCAATCAGATGATTCGTGAAGTTGGAGAATTGATGAACCGACTAGCAAGTAGCAATCAATCAATGGGCTCTAAAATCGGTCAAGGGCTGACTGGTGGTGTGAAAATCGCTATTGGTGAGCTTCAGCGTATCGCTTCTAACATTGGCGCAAAATTGCCCGAACCCTTGAGAAATGGCCTTATCCGTCTATCAAATGATATAAAAGGCATTTTTGGGACGATGAAAAACGAAATTTCGTCGTTCGGTTCAAAAGTTAATTCAGGGTTTAAAAAAGCGTTTAGTTTTGATATCGCAAACGCGATAAAATCACCAAAGAGCGCTTTTGCAGAAATGGCGAACAGTATCGACTCGATGGCGACACGAATCAGCTCAAAAGCTCATTCAATCGGTTCGGTATTTGCGAATTCTGCTCAAAATATGAGTGGACCTTACAAGTCCGCGTTTAATGACATTGCCAATAGTTTAGCAGCTTTCGAGGCTCGCGTTTTATCGGCAGCGCAACGAGTGACAAGCTCGCTCGGTCAAAGGGTTTTAAATCCTATCAATTCTTCATGGTCTAGCTTGTTTTCAGGCTTGACGACGAAAGTAAACGGCTTCGCGGATCGAGTTAGTAACTCATTCGGTGGGCGTTTGTTATCAGCAACGAATAAGCTCGCGACACAAGTCGGAGGGACGCTCGGAAATGCGTTTCAAACAACTGGGCAGAAAGCCGTTAGTGCTTTAACTGGAATTGTAAGCCATACGAACAGCGCTACAAGTGCTTCTAGTGGGTTATTAAAACAAGTTATCGGAGTCGCTGCTGCATATAAGGCTTTTGAACTCGGAAAGCAAGCAATTAAGAGCACCGTTTCAAAAGCGGCCGAGTTCGAGGCTAAAATGAGCAATATTAAGGCGGTTACTGGCGAAAGCGAAGAAACGATGAAGAAATTCAACGACGCAGCTATTAAAGCCGGGGCAGACACAGCCTTTTCAGCAGCAGAAGCAGCGGACGCCGTGGGAGAACTAGCAAAAGCTGGGGTTTCCACTCAAGACATCCTAAACGGTGGACTTACCGCGTCGCTTAACTTAGCAACCGCTGGGGAGCTCGATTTGAAGGAAGCGGCGGAAATTACTTCGACAGCTTTAAACGCCTTCAAACGTGACGGTATGACTGCAACACAAGCAGCAGACCAACTAGCGGGAGCAGCGAACGCTTCAGCGACAGACGTCCACGAATTGAAGTACGGGCTTTCTATGGTCGCGCCGGTCGCTTCAGGGCTTGGTTTATCATTCCGTGATACCACAAACGCCCTCGCAGTATTCGCGCAAAACGGACTTAAAGGTTCAGACGCCGGGACATCGCTCAAGACAATGCTTATGAACTTGCAACCGACAACCAAGGGGCAGTATAAAGCAATGCAAGAACTCGGAATCATTACCGAGGACGGGGCGAACCAATTCTTCACAGCAGAAGGAAAAGTAAAATCGTTCGCGGAAATTTCTCAAGTTTTGAAAGATAAGCTGGGACATTTAACGGACGCAGAAAAACAAATGGCCTTGAAGACGTTATTCGGTACGGACGCGGTGCGTGCTGCAACTATCGCGATGAACGAGGGAGCAGATGGCGCGAATAATATGCAAGCCGCTATCGATAAAGTAACGGCTTCGCAAGTAGCAGCGGAAAAATTGAACAACTTAAAAGGGGCTATCGAGGCCTTGAATGGTTCGTTTGAAACGTTGCAAATTAAGGTCGGAACGGCAGTCTTACCAGTGCTTACAACGTTAGTAAAATACGTTGATAAGTTAGTGGATAAGATTTCCAACTCTAAAGGTTTACAAACATTCCTTGACGCTTTAAACTCATTGAATCCAGCTCTTAATCAGTTTTTGAACGGGACGAAAATGACCGAGGAACAAGCGGGCAAATTTGAAAGCATAATGATAAGACTAAAACCAGCGATTGCTGGCGTAGTGGGTGCTTTCGCGTTTGGTCCGGCGGTCAGCAATCTTTCCTCACTCTCTAAAGGATTGGGGTTTGTTGCTTCTAAAACGCTAGAATTCGGAACAGTTGCTTTTGATGTATTCAATAGCGCTGCTGGTTCTGTTGTCAATTTTGGTAGCAAAATAGGGGGAATTCCTAGTGTTCTAAGCCGTGCTGCTGGGTCAGGAATAGGGATTCTTGGGGGGATGTTGAGCGATATTTCCACTCTTATGGGAATCGCTCTTGCTGCTATTGGTCCAGCAGCTATTCTCGGGCTTGTTGTCGCCGGTTTAGGTTTAATCAATAGCCAATTCGGACAACAAATAGATCAGTTACTAAACACGGTTACAACTAAAGGACCACAAATTATTCAAAATCTTGTTACGGGTATCACGTCACAAATTCCAGCGCTTATCGCTTCCGGTGCGGACTTAATCGCAAAACTAGCGCAAACATTCGCGACAATGTTTCCGGTTATTGTTGACGCGGGAATTCAGCTTATCGCTAGCTTAGTGCAAGGAGTGGGGGAAAGTTCCGGCTCTTTAATATCTTCAGCGATAACGATTATCGGAACGCTTGTAAATTCGTTGCTATCAGCATTACCGCAATTAATTTCTATCGGTATGCAATTACTGGTAAACGTAACACAAGGAATTTTACAAAATATCCCGCAATTACTTTCAACAGCTCAACAAATTGTGACGAACTTTATCAATAACTTGCAAGCGAATTTCCCTCAGATTTTAGAACAAGGGATTCAAATTTTGATGAATATCGTCAATGGTATCGTTCAAGCGTTGCCAACGATTATTCAGATTGCGACACAAGTTATTGTCGGATTCATCCAAACGATTATCCAAAACTTACCGGCTATCTTACAAGGTGGTATTCGTTTAATTGTTACATTGGTTCAAGGTTTAATTCAAGCCCTACCACAGATTGTACAATCTGGCGTACAAATTATCGGGCAGTTAATCACGGGAATCGCTCAAGCCTTGCCACAACTTATTATGGCCGGAATTCAGCTTATCGTTCAGCTCGTCGCGTCTATTATTACGGGTTTACCGAAGGTATGCGCAGCAGCGGGCGAAATTATCATGGGATTCGGTAAAGCAGCGCTCGAGTTCATTCCGAACGCGCTTAAAGGCATAGGCGAAGCAGTAGGAAACTTCTTCGGTGGTCTATGGGATTTTGTTTCTGGCAAGTCTGAAGAAGGCGGAGCGAAGGTCCAAGCGGCAATCAATACGACGTCAGACAATATCGAGGCTCGAAGCGGAACGACAACGGCTAAAATAACCGCGGACTCTTTACTTGCAAATACGGGCGTAAGCACAAATTACCAACAAATGCAATCGAGCGTTAGCACGTCCACGGACGCTATGTTAATGGACGTCAATAATAATATGCTGGGCATTACCAATAGCGCTACAACTCAGACTACGACAATGCAGCAAAATGTTTCGTCAAACTTTAGTCTTATGAACGCAAACGGGACTTTGCAAACCCAACAATTCGCGACAAATAGCAATACGGCGTTTACACAAGCTCAAACAAACGCGACAGCTCAAACGAGCGCCATGAGTTCAAATGTTGTTTCAAACGTTAGCGATTTAAACGCGAACGCAAGCTATCAACTAGATCAGTTGCTTAATAATGCGAACGCAAGTACGGCCGGCGTATCGACTACCGCGAACACGAACGCTTCTATTGCAAATTCTGGAGTTGTTTCCAATTTTCAACAAATGCAAGCGGGCGCAACAGCCGCAACAAATACGTTAGCAACAAGCGCGGAATCTGATTTCAATCGCGTTTCACAAAGCGCGGAACAATCAAGCGCGCAGTTATCGCAATCGATTGCGAAAAATTATCAAGAAATGCAAAATACAGTTGAGAAAGCTATGCAAGCAACGGCTCAAGCGGTTCAAACTGGACTTGATAAAATTTCACAAGTTAGCAATCAAAGCGGCTCACAGATGGCTAAAGCGTTCAATGATACGTTTAGCAATATTACGACAAGCGCAGCTAGCGGAATGAACTCTTTTGTTAGCACAATACAAGCTGGACTTTCTCACGTTATGTCGCTAGCTTCTAGTGCGAACAATAGCATTGCCGCAACGTTCAGAATCCTTCCGGTCTTATTAAATAGCGTCGGTTATAATTCTGGAATAGGTTTATATAATGGACTTGCTTCAATGGCCGGGGCTTTGTATTCACTAGCGAATAGTATCGCTTCAAATATTGCTAGAACTATGCGGTCAGCTCTTTCTATTCATTCACCTTCACGGGTTATGGATAAGATAGGGGGCTTCACGGGTGAAGGACTCTATAATGGTATGTCTAGCTGGGTGAAAGATATTTACGACGTATCGAAACAATACGCGCAAGCTATCACGGATCAAGATTACCAAACAAATAGCGTACTTACCACATCCGCAAGCGTTACAAGTGCGGGCGTTCGTTCTTCGCTTGAAAACTTGAGCGACGACGTTAAGAACTCGCAATTATCTGAACGTAAATTTGAAATCCATAACGAAATTGTGGGCGACAAGATTTATACAACAATCAAAGAGAAAGACGCTAGAAAACAAGCGCTTTCTGAATATTTCACGTAAGGGGGACTCATGGATTTATTGATTGAAAAAGACGGTCAGGATCGGAGATTGTCCGAGTTGGGCTTATATAATATCGCGGTCGATGATTCTTCCCCGACCGTGGATATTTCAACACGAACGGTTAAAGGTCGTAATGGTCGAATTTTTGACGGTTTGACCTATACCGAAAAAACAATAGAAGTAAAAGCAAGGCTTACCGTCCCAACGATGGAAGCCTTTTTTGATAAAAAAGACGAATTAAACCGGTACATCTTGGGAGATGATGGTTTTTACATTACCAAAATGCACCCCGAACGCGATGATTTATACGAGTTCGAGTTAGCCGGACAAACAACGGGCGAATTAAACCTCGGAACGATACCTCATAGAGCATGGAAATATCGTTATAAGGTCGTCAATAATGGTTCGGTTGAATATGAATTTATCGGAAAATCTTCCGCTGGCTTGAAGTATAACGTTTCTTTTGGTTTTGTGACTTCGGAATTACCGTATGGTGAAACAGTTCCGAAAGATATCACACTTTCAACGAATACGTTTGATTATGCGGGGACGGCTACACTTAGTCAGTTAGAAGTTCCATTTATCGTAGAATTGACAGCCAACGCTCAACAAACGAATTTCTTTCTTGAGATTGACGGGCGACGGTTTACATATAATCACGCCCAAACGCCTATCCAATCGGGCGACAAGTTAAAACTAAAAGGGATAGAAACTCAATTATTTACTGGTTCTACTGGTGAAAATGTCAATAATCGGACGAATTTTGAATATTTCGTGATTAAACCGAAAGCGAATAAAAAAATCCCGTGGTCTTCAAATTTCAAAGGCACAATCAAGATAATCGGATTTAAGGAGCTATACAAATAGGAAGGAGGTAAACATTGCTTACATTTTACAATGAAAAAGGCGAAGGTTTTGGAGCGCAAGTTGAATTCACGGTAAAAAATGCTGTAAATGGCGAGCGTTCTGTTTCGGGGACTATTATTTCAAATGATAGAGTTTTATCTGAAATTGACTGTGGATGGAAATTTGAGCTTAACGGCGAATTTTTCGCCATCGTTTTCGCCAAGCCTCGGGACGAAGGGCGCAATCTTTCCGTTTCCTTCGACGCCGTTCACCAATTCTTTTACGACTTCGAGCACTCGAACTGTTATACCGAATTCAACGGATCACATCGTTTTGAAGTGTATATTGAAGCCATCTTTAAAGATAGCGGTTATCGATATCAGATTGAGCCAAGCGTAAGAGTGAATTCTATTCGTAAAGAGAATTTCGGAAATGCCAAGCGTTTAGAAATGTTTAAGGAAATCATCAAGGCAGCCGGGCTCGAGTTTTTAGTTTCCGGAAAAGTCGTTTTAATTACCAAAAAAATCGGTTCAGATTTATCAACGATCGTCCGAAAGAATTTTAATATGAATGAATTAGTGATTGAAAAGAATATCAACAAGTTCATTACATATAAACGCGGTTTTGGTGCGTGGAAGGATGAAGAAGATCATAGCAAGGGACGATATACATCCGAATATGAGAGTCCACTCGCTAGTATTTATGGACGTATCGAAGGCGAACCAGTAAAAGATGAACGGTATAAAGATACCGGAAAGCTATTAGAACGCTTAAAATTTGAAGTGGATAACTCATACTCGATATCGGTCCAACTTGATATGGAAGATTTAACCCGAGCCGGTTATCAATATACGCAACCGCGAGCCGGTGATTATATTATGGCTATCAATGAAACGACAGGATTCCGTGAAAAAATTCGGATTGTTTCATTTGAAAGTTCTTATGACGTTACGGGACGCTTGATTAACCATAAAGTCACTTGTAACGATATTGGAAGCGTTCAAAAACAAATAAGCTCTGAAAGTTCAATCATTCGCAGCGTGGGGCAAAATAAAGAATACGCAGAAAGCGCTCTGGCAGTTGCTACAAAAGCTCTTGCAAGCGCAGATGGAAAGAACACGGTTTATTATGGCGCAACCAAACCAAAAGATGAACCAATCGGAACAATCCGTCGTGGTGATATTCTTTACTTGACCGCGGGCGAAGAAACAGAAATGTATATCTGGAACGGTTCAGAGTGGGAACTTAGAAAGTTAAAATTTGATACGGCAGAGCTTGAAAAAGAAATCAACAAGCAATTTGAAAGTTTATACCTCACAGATATTAACGAAGCTAGGAACGTAGCAAATCGAGCTTTGCGAACCGCTGGCGCAAATGCTGACCTTGCAAACGAGGCTAAACGTATTAGCGAACGTATTTCAGGCGACATGAACACCTTTAAAAGTGATTATCGAGCTGACTTAAACGGTATCAACCTAAGAATCGCTCAAACGACTGCAAACAACGTTCAGATGTTCAGCACCTTCACAAATGATGTGAACGGGCGCATGGCTCAAATTTCAAGTCAAGTTGAAGGCAAGGTTAATCAAGCAGATTTTCAACATGTTAAAGAAACAAGTCAACTATACGAGCGAATTTTGGGTGGTGCTGAAAACGACGTATCAAGAAATGTTTCTCGTTTAGTTATGAGCGACCAAGTATTCCAGACTGAAGTTGGAAAGTACGTTACAAACGATAACAACTTGATTGTTAACTCCGAGACAATGGATAAGCATGTACTTGTTAATCCACAACAGGGAAATAATATTTTTGTCAATGGCGGAGTATTCACTATCAAGGCACAAGGTTTTACATCTCACAAATGGTCAGGTTTTACGCTTCCAATTTATGTTCGTAAAATTTATAAAGGCGAAACGTATTCCCTAGGCTTTAAATATCGTATTCGTGGTGCGCTTGATTTTGATTTTAACGTTACTGTTAAAAACCACTCACGAAATCGCTCAATATTCACGGGCACAGTCGGGCGATCAAACAGTCCTGTTTCTGACGAGTGGAAAGATTTTCAAGGGACGTTTTATATGCCCTCGGATTTTGAGTTTGGAAATGATAAAATTTTTCCTTTTTATTGTTACGTCATAAGAAATGGCTGGGTAGAAATTAAAGAAATCATGCTCGTCCGTGGCTCTAAAACTGGACCATACAAACCAAGCCAATTCGATGATGCTTACAAGATGACTGAAGCGACACGGACACAAATGACATTGCTATCTAACTCATGGTCGGTCAAAGCCTTGAATGGACCAGGCGACGTTCTAGGAGCTATTAACCTCAATCCTGACGGCTCAGTTAAAATCAACGAGGGTTTGATATCAGTCGGAGAAAAGACCTATATCAAAGACGGCGTGATTAAAAAATCTATGATTGGTAAAGCTCAAATCGGAACAGCGCATATTGACGAGATAGATGCAAGTCAAGCAAGGCTTATCAATGTATCAGCAAAGAACATTGTCGCAGACGGTTTGACGGCGAACATTATTCGAGGTGGGAAGTTATCATCGTTAAACGGTCAATCAAGTTTTGATTTGCAGACTGGCTGGCTTGAAATGAATCAAGCTGGCGTTGGTATCAGAAATCAGTTTGCTGGAAGACCTATTCAATATCTTGTTTTCGGTCAAGGCTCGCTTCATGGAAAAGATGGTTCTTATACTGCTTTAATGTCGAATTCTAACAATAAAGTAGCAATGGACGACGGAGCGGCCGGTATTCAGATATGGAACACGCCCGACAATACAACGGCGGTTAACATTTACGGAGATAGAATCGACTTCATGTATAACGCAAATGACCCGCTTTCAATCGGCTTTGACACAATTCACAATACTATTGAAAACGTGGAAGACATCGGACTGAAAGGAAAATCTTTGGCTACTGTATTAAATGATATTTTTTGGAATTTTCGAGTTATATCGGATGGCGGAGCAAAACTTCCGTATCATTTCTTTAAATACTGGAATGGCGACAAATAGAAAGGTAAACAATGAATCAAGCAGACGAAGTTATTAACGACCTAGCTATTCAACTCGCAAACAAAGCGATTGAATGCGCAAATTACAAGGCTTTATACAAAGAAGCGCAAACGCAACTTCAACAATTACAAGCAGAAAAAGAAGAAAAGGAAGCATAATATATGACATTTAAAGTTGTAAATAAATACTTGCAAGAAAACAACCGTACTTTCGTAGCAATTCGACAAGAAGCGCCATATACAGCATTTGACCGTGTTTTGCTCGGTGACCGTGTAAACGAAACGGACGAAGTTCTTATCCAAGCGGTACTCGGTCAAGTGACTACCGAATTAAATCCGGCAGACGGTGTGAAGAAACTTCAAGAAGACTTGCAAACACAAGCGCAAGAATACGAAGCTAAACTTGAGCAGAAAGACGCAAAAATCGCAGAAGTAAAAGCCGTCGCAGATTGGGCAGTATTGGTTCGTGTGACAGATGTTGACCATCCGCTGGATCCTACATTGTTTAAACGTGGCCTTGAACTGGTTGACTTAGGTCAGGCTGGCAAGACTTACCAAGCACAAGAAATTTTTGCGTTAGAAAACTCGAACCACGTCGAGAAATTCCAAGAAGGAAAACGTGTCATGGTTCAAGTCAATGAGCCGTTTACTTATCAAGGGCAAACGCTCGAACAACTCGCAAGCCTTGAGCAAAACGGGAAGCTGGGTATTTGGAAGTGGACAGAACCGAAAAAAGACACACACGATAACGAGTTAGATACACAACCCGTTCAATAGACCACTATTTCAGAAAAGGGGTGGTTTAATTGGAATTTTTAACGCTACTAGACAAACTCACGCCCGTTCTAATCGTAATTATACCTAGTTATTTCTCTTTTAAGAGTACGCAAAACACAAAAGAAACTGAAAAGCAAATCAACGTTCTTACCGACGAAATTAGTGACCTTAAAAAGTCAGTTGGTGAAGTAACGGAAATTGGACGAGAAAATCGGGATAATCTTTCACTTATCGGAAAAGGCTTGCAGCGGTTACAACGATTTCGATTGCAAGAAAACTTAAAAAAAGCAATACGACGTGGAAAAACAAGCCAACATGAAATCGAAGAACTTTCACGACTTTATGAAAGCTATGTCGAATTAGGCGGAAACGGTGCTATCAAAATACTGTTTGAGAAATTTCTCGAACTAGAAATCATAGAGGAAAAATAATGAACAAGATTAACTGGTCAGTACGACTAAAAAATAAAAACTTTTGGCTTGCTTTAGTTCCAGCGTTGGCACTACTTGCGCAAGCATTTGCAAATATCTTCAATCTTACTTTGGAATTTGGCGATACAGTCGATAAAATTTTAGTGTTTATCAATGTTTTATTTGCGTTCCTTGTATTGGTTGGCGTTGTCAATGATCCGACAACCGCCGGACTTTCAGATAGTGAAAGAGCGTTGACTTATACCGAACCAAACGAAGATTAGGAGGAAATAAAATAATGAAGAAAAACGACTTATTCATCGACGTAGCAAGCCATCAGGGCTACGACATTACAGGGATTTTAGCTGACATGGGTACACAGAATACCATTATCAAAATTTCTGAAAGTACAAGCTACATCAACCCTTGCTTATCTGCTCAAGTGGAACAGTCTAATCCTGTTGGCTTCTACCATTTTGCGTGGTTTGGTGGTGACATCGAAGAAGCAGAAAGAGAAGCTAGATATTTCTTGAACAATGTACCTAAACAAGTTCCTTACTTGGTGCTTGACTATGAAGACCACGCAAGCGGAGATAAACAGGCAAATACAGATGCTTGTATTCGCTTCATGGAAATCCTCAAAGAAAATGGCTATGAGCCAATTTATTACAGCTATAAGCCATTTACGCTCAATAATATTGACTATCAGCAAATCCTTGCACAATTCCCTAATAGCCTTTGGATTGCTGGGTATGGCTTAAACGATGGAAACGCTGATTTTGAATACTTCCCATCTATGGACGGGATTCGCTGGTGGCAATACTCATCTAACCCTTACGATAAAAATATTGTATTGTTAGATGATGAAGAGGAAGAAGACAAAGTAAATAATGTAATTACTAAGTCAGTAAATGAAGTAGCACAAGAAGTCCTTCAAGGGTTATGGGGTAACGGTCAAGAGCGTTATGATAGCTTAACAAGAGCGGGCTATAACGCACAAGCTGTACAGGATAGAGTTAACGCTATTTTAAATGGTGGAAACGCTAAGTCAGTAGACGAAGTAGCACAAGAAGTGCTGCAAGGTCTTTGGGGAAATGGACAGGAAAGATATGACAATCTCACTAATGCTGGTTATGATGCTCAAGCTGTACAGGATCAAGTTAATAGTCTCTTGAATGGTGGAAACGATATTTCAGACATTGATACTGTAGCAAACGAGGTTATCCAAGGTCTTTGGGGAAATGGCCAAGAACGTTTCGACAACTTAACAAACGCTGGTTACGATGCTCAAGCTGTTCAAGACAGAGTTAATGATTTGCTTTCTTAACTAACTGACTAAAAAACCTATATAAAATCAAAATTTAATTACACTAGACCGCTGGCTTTTGCTGGCGGTTTTTTTGTTTGCTCTAAAATAAAAGCTGATAATGAAATATTTTAAAAAGAGCTATAAAAGGAGTTACAAAACTAGAAACACATTGATTTAATAATTTTTTATATACTCCCACCGGCTCCATTGATAATTTACATTGTTTTGTAAATCTTTCTAAAACGTTGTTTTTACAACGTTTTTTATTTTATTCTTTGGTATTCTTTTGCAAAAAAAGAATACAACATTTTGTTGTATCCTAAATATTAAATCAAGTCCTGAATTTTCTTAAGTTTTTATCATATTTTCTGTTATAATTAAGGTGCCTTAAGAAAAATAATGAAAAAACTAAATGTTTTTCATATAGTTTTCATTGTTTTAATAGTTTAAAGTCAATCTTATTTTTCTCTAATAGAAAATAATGAAAAAGTAGGTTTAGAAAGAGGTAAGTATCTATGTCTTCTCATAAAAAAGTGTCACTCTCTGAGATTAATCAATCTATCGATACTCCAAATAACAATCATTTCTGGCAAAATTTAAAGGCCTTTTTAGGTCCGGGTGCTCTTGTCGCAGTTGGTTATATGGATCCAGGAAACTGGATTACCAGTGTAGTCGGTGGTGCTTCCTATAAGTATAGTCTCTTGTTTGTTATCTTGATTTCATCTCTCATTGCCATGCAACTTCAGCAGATGGCAGGAAAGCTTGGTATTGTAACCCAGATGGACCTGGCTCAAGCAACGGCTCATCATTCACCTAAATGGCTTCGTTATAGTCTATGGGTGATTTTAGAATTAGCCTTGATGGCGACAGATCTGGCAGAAGTTCTAGGTTCAGCGATTGCTCTCAATCTTCTCTTTAAGATTCCGATTATGATAGCCATCCTTTTGACGGTTCTAGATGTCTTTCTCTTATTGCTTTTGATGAAATTTGGCTTTAAGAAGATAGAAGCTATTGTGACAACACTGATTTTAACGATCTTAGCAATCTTTACTTATCTGGTAGCTTTATCACATCCAAGTTTCCAAGGAATCGCTGAGGGTTATTTACCCAATTCGACCTTATTTGAGAGTCCTTTGCCAGGACATGAAAGTCAATTAACATTAGCTCTGGGGATTGTAGGTGCGACGGTTATGCCCCATAACCTCTATTTACATTCTTCCTTGTCTCAAACTCGGAAAATCAATCACAAGGACAAGGAAGATGTTCGAAAAGCGGTGCGCTTTATGACCTGGGATTCAAATCTTCAACTGTCCTTGGCCTTTATCGTTAACTCCCTTCTATTAATTCTCGGGGCGGCTCTCTTTTTCGGCCATGCATCTGAGATTTCTGCCTTCTCTCAAATGTATAATGCCTTGCAGGATTCTACTATTGCAGGAGCTATAGCTAGCTCGACCTTATCAACCTTGTTTGCCTTGGCTTTATTAGCCAGTGGTCAAAATTCGACAATTACGGGTACCTTGACTGGACAAATCGTTATGGAAGGTTTCTTGCATATGAGATTACCTCAATGGTTCATTCGTTTGGCAACTCGTCTCTTTGCCTTGTTGCCTGTCATGATTGTAGCGGTTCTGTTTGGTCATCAGGAAAAAACATTGGATCAGTTATTGGTTTATTCACAGGTCTTTCTTTCGATTGCTCTCCCATTTTCAATCTTCCCACTGATTTATCTAACTTCTAAGAAATCACTGATGGGAGAATTTACCAATGCCAAATGGAATACCATCCTTGGCTATATCGTTTCCATTATCTTAACAATTCTCAATGTGAAATTGTTATTTGATATTTTCTAAGAAATTCACCCAAGTTAGAAAACAAGCATATAAGAAAAAAGATACCCAAGATTTCTTGGGTATCTTTTTGAAAATAAACGGAAGACATGGGATTCGAACCCACGCACGCTTTAACACGCCTACCGCGTTTCCAACACGGCCTCTTAAGCCTCTTGAGTAATCTTCCAATACTTACTAACCTAGTCTACCATAAAGCCTTCTTTCTTGCAAATTTATTTAAAGTTGAGGAGTCAGCGATAGAAAATGAAAGAAAGTGACAAAAAATGCTTGACTTTGATTTTTTTTTATGATAAAATGAATAATGTAATCGTTAACAGGAGGTAAACCAATGCTAAAAAGTGAGAGAAAAAAGTTGATTTTAGAAGAATTGAAACAGCATAAAATCGTCTCTCTAGAGAAATTGGTAGGCTTGTTAGATACTTCAGAATCAACGGTCAGACGTGATTTAGATGAATTGGAGTCTGAAAATAAACTTCGTCGAGTGCATGGAGGAGCAGAGTTGCCTCACTCCTTGCAAGAAGAAGAAACCATTCAAGAAAAATCTGTCAAAAACCTTCAAGAGAAAAAGTTGATTGCTCAAAGAGCATCTTCCCTCATCAAAGAAAAAGATGTTATCTTTGTGGATGCAGGAAGTACGACAGCCTTTCTCATTAAAGAATTGGAGCGAAAAGACATTACAGTGGTAACCAATTCCATTCACCATGCGGTTCAATTAGTGGATAAGCAAATCCCAACTGTCATTATCGGTGGTGGAGTCAAGATGACAACTGATGCCAGTATCGGAGGAGTAGCTCTCAATCAGATTAACCAACTGCACTTTGATCGTGCCTTTATTGGAATGAATGGTGTAGATGAAGGTTACTTTACAACTCCAGATATGGAGGAGGGCGCTGTCAAGCGTGCTATCTTAGAAAATGCTAAACAGACATATGTTCTAGCAGATTCATCCAAGATTGGTCAGTCTTGTTTTGCTAAGGTCGCTCCTATAAAACGTGCTATTGTTATTACAAGCAAGGGTCACGAGCTCTTGTCAGCTATCAAAGAGAAAACGGAGGTAATAGAAGTATGATTTATACAGTCACACTCAATCCATCTATAGA